CATCTTCCTTTTCAGTATTGATTTTTTCATCAATATCCTTATCAATGATAGGTTTTAATGATTTAGCTCTTTCTTCATTAACAAAAGCTTCATATTTACTTTCCCAAGCTTGTTTGTTTGGGTTAAAGTCTTCAGATGTTAATTGTACTAAAGGTTTTAAAGTAACAACACCACCTAAATTTTCACTAATTTTGCTTTTGCTTTTCAAGATATTTGTAGCATCTTTGTAAGAAGTAAGATTTGATAATAAATTAGGATATGTTTTTTTAGCCTCCTTTAAAAATAAATCCTTACGGCCCTTGCCTTCTTGAATTAAGTTGTATTGTTCTTGTAGTGTTTTCATATTATTATTTTTCTAGTAATGTTTTGATATCTTTAATAAAATCCTTAATTAAATCTGTGCCCGTTACTACTGAGTAGCTATTAGGGTTTTCCCTATAATATTTTATAGTTTCTATCTTTGCTTGTCTTAATGGTTTTATTAAAGACTGTAATTCTTCTTCTATTTCTCTAAAGGCATTAACTCTTTCCTCTTGGAACTTTAGTCTAGCCTTATCCTCATCTTCTTTTATCAACTTATAATTATACATATTAATATAATTTCTTTACTTCAAGTCCTGATCCCTTTTGTACATAAGTACCATTATTTTTGGGAACTAACTTGTATTTAAATTGTTTTACATATGCATTATCTCTAACCCCATCTTCACTTGCTTTAGGACCTGGACCTAAGTCTTCACCTGGTTGTTCAGGACTTTCTTCAAGTTCTTTTTGTTTTTTAGGTTTTTTAAAAGCATATGGTGTTAAATAACTACCTGCTGCACCCGACATAGACATTTCATCTACATCTTCTTCAAAAATAGCTTTTTTATAATCTTCTGGGTAGTTGTTTCTAACATGAGTACGAATTATATTTCTTAATTGTTTTGCCTGTTCGTATATGTCTAGGAACTTTTTATCGTCTTTAGCTTTTTGGTATACACCTTTAGCAGTATCAGCTAACCCCATAGAATCTTCAACTAGTTTAGTTAAATTTGGAACATAATCAATAGACCAAGATATAGCACCAGTTTCAGGATCTTTACCTGTAACTACAGATTTTACCCCACCATCAACTTTTATATCTCCTATTTCTATTTCTTTAAGTTTATACTTGTACCCCATTTGCTGCTTTAATTTCACTTACTAGTTCATAATATTGTAATAAATCAACTAAATTATTATTATCTACCTTATCAGTTTTACTTAATTCTGTTAAGAACTTAGTAACTTCTGTAATTTTAATTTTTGTAGCTTGGTCTTTTACATTTTTAGTTGTTTCAACTAAAGAAGTTTTTAATTCTTTTATTTTAGAATTATAGAAAGTTCTTAATCCAGGTGTTGAGTCTACAGCATTAATAAATTCTTTAAGTACCTGTTTTTGGTCCTGACTTAAACCATCATATTTTTCATTGAACTTTTCTAATAATATTCTATAAGTTAAGGACCTTACGTCTTTATCGTAAGTAGCAAATTCTGCTAGTACTTCATCCTTTTTAGTCTTTTTTATTTCCTTCTTAGTTAAAAATTCTAATATTGTAATTTTACTAGCAATTAACTGGTCATTGTCAACTACACTTTTAGAATTAACACCTTCAATTAATGTATATAATGCTGCTGTTTCCTTGTAGTTTTTAATTTGTGAACCGAAGAAAGTATTTAAGTCATAATGATTTTTAATTTCATTAATTAAATTGTACTTTTGCTTTCTTAAGGCGCTTCTATTAAATACTTTAGAATTATCTAGGGTAGTATTTAAATATAAGGCTGCTCTAGATTCGTTTAATACCTTAGACTTTGTAATTGTTTCATACAACTTATATTCACGACCTAATTCTGTTTTTACAAAATAAGTCTTTAGTAAGTCAATAGCCTTAGATTCTTTTCCCGATAGGGTATCCGCAGTTATTTGTCTAACAAGCAATTCAAATAGTATACCCGTATTTTTATACTTTGAGTGTTTAATTTTCATCAAAAATATATTTATTTATAAATATTAAGATTTTAGTCGAGATTCATCAAGTAATGAAGAATCTGATTTATCTTGTTCAAATATTAGTTGTTTTTTGTCTAGACCCTTAAAGATATCCTTGTTTTTTAAATAAGTTATTTTAGGGTCTTCAAATTCTGATAATCTTGGTTTAGGATCTCCATCGTTTTTATCTGTGCCTTTCATACTTTTAACTCCTAAAGGATCTTTACCAAAATTATTATCTTGTTTTCCTCTATTAGTAATCCCATCTTTAGGACGACCTAATTCTGGATCGTCTTCAGCATACCCATCAGGTACATTAGCGGGATCAGACATTGTTCTACCTTTACCATATAATGATGCTAAATCGTGAGGTGTACCATAGGATTTACCGCTTTCTACTGGGTCATTACCTTCAGCTACTATTTGGTCATTTCTAAATTTACGTTTAGAATCTTCACGAACTAAATCTCGATATTCATCATATTGATCTTCACTAAAGTGATATACATTGTGGTAAATCCAATCAGATGGTACTAAACCTTGTTCTAATAAAGTTCCAGCTAATTCTGATTTTGATTTCATTAATTCAATTCTTTCTTGATCATAAATGATAGAAGGAGTTGTCATTGATAATTCAAAATTTGTTAAAGTTTCATCTTTATATCCTTGGGTATATAAATGAACTAATGCAATTTTTTGTAATTCTGAAAGTAAAATTCTTTGTATTCTATCAATAGTACGTGCAAATCTAATATCTTGCTGTGCTAATGTAGCTTTTCCTGCTTCTGCCTCTCCATACCCCATAAATGCTTTAGGTACTTTTAAGGCAGCAAATAATTTTTCCCTTAAATATTCAACATCAGCAATACCGTCATACTGTAAACCTGGTGTAGTATCAATTTTTGTAGCACTATCATTACCACGAACAGGAATATAAAAGTCTTCAAGCATGTTTTGCATATTATACTTCAAGTTATACTCTCCCGTTTTTTCATCCATCATTGGAGCACGTTTCATATTATTGATAGTTTTTTGCATAAATGCTTCTACTTCAGCTGGGGGAATAGCTCCGACATTTACATAAAATACTCTTTTTTCAGGGGCACGAGCAATTCTATGAATTAACATCGCGTCTTCCATTAATGTATATTGTTTAAATATTTTTCTAGCTGGTTCAACATAAGATCTACCATATGGAAGATAATTTACATCACCCACCATTCTAAAATGAGCCATTTCATAATTATCGTATACAATACCACCTCTATCGTCATTAATACCATTAGCTCCCGCTACGTTATAATATCCACTAGATGAACCACCAGAAAAACCTTCAGGATTCCACTTAAATTTTACTTCAGATGGGTTTTCTGGGTTTTGTCCTTCAATTCTTTCAATGTGGTATGCTGTGTAAGGTATAACATTATAAACACCGAATTTTTCAGCAATTTCTAATTTTAAGAAAAAGTCTCCATATTTACACATTTGTCTAACCCACATCCATAAGTTAAACTCTACATTTAATACATCATAAAATAGATTATACAGTATTTTTTGGATATCCTCATTTGAACTTCTAATTTGAAGCACTTCGCCCATATCATTTTTCAATGTTGATTCATCTGCTATAATATCAAGTGAAGATGCAATAATAGCATCTGTATCCATTACATCATATTCTGAATATAATTGGGTTCTTAGATATTGATAGTTTAAGTTAAATTGTGCTCCGTACAATGAAGTTGGAGCTGAGGAGTAGACTTTGTTAAATCTGTCTACTAGAGCATTTGTTTCATACTCTCCACTAGATTGGATATGACCCGAATCTATGGTTTTAATTTGATTACCCCCAACGTTTCGTATTACTACGTCGGTAGAAAATAATCTCCTTAATCTTGTAAATACACTTTTATCCGCCATTTAATATATAATTATTGTTTATAAATATGGTTATAATAACCAACTAATATCTTCTTTGCCACCCTTGTCATTATTCATACTGTATGGGTTTTTTACTTGTTGATTGTAACCACTACCATAACCCCCTTGATAAGGTGTTCTATTAACTGTCATATTACTTAATGACTGTTTTGTTAAATCAATTCCTCTTTGTTTAAATTTTAATGCTGTATCTCTAACATACATTCCCATTCCAAAAGCCATTACTAAATCATCATTATACCCAGTTTGTGCTTCTGCTCTTCCATTTTTCCAAATAAAAACTTTCATTTCTTCAATTAACCTTCTAGATTGAATTGTCACTCCTTTATCACTAATGTATTCTTGGAACTTACCTATAATCATAGGTCTTGTTTTAGATGACATAGTAAAGCCTGCTACTTTTTTGGAATTATCTTCATATTGGTCAAAATACGAATTAGCATTGGCTTCTCCACTCTTTTGTGAATAATAAAGGTTAGAATAATTTCTATCTATAGCTACTTGTATTGTAGCCCAACCTATATTAGCATTCTCTATTACAAGTAAAGCTTCATTATATTCTGTAGCTAAACCTACTAATAAATGACCAAATTCTTTTGTACCTATTTGCCCTTTATACTCTGCTACTTGAACGTTGGTTTCAATATCCATCACATGACAAGTAGAAAAATCTTTCCCATCACCTCGAGCCACATCTGCTAAAACCATATACGATCTAGAATAATCAGCATTTTCCCATACCCACAAATTTTGATCTGCCCCTCTACGTTCTAATGGGTCTTTAATGAAGGATTTTTCATAATATTCTAAATGCTCATTGTAAAATACAATATCACCAGATGTACTAAAATCACAATCACATTCTTGTGCTGCTAGTCTAGGATCACCTAATAAAGCATCTTGTGCATCTCTCCATGATTGGTCTCTTTCGGGATGAACATACCAAGGTAATTTAATAGGTAAAAAGTCATTTTCTCCCGCTTCAGCTTTAACCCATGTTTGGTGAAACCAATTACCTGTACCATAAGGAGTTGATAATACAATTGCACCACCCCCTGTTGCTAGGGTTTGCTGTGCAGATGCCCATGTCTCAGCAATATTATCAATAAAAGCTGCTTCATCAATTATCAATAAGGATACTGCTTCCGAACGTGCGGCATCAGCATTTGAAGATTTTGCTTGTATTTTTGAACCATTAGTAAATCTTAATGATAATTTGTTATTTTCAGCAGCATCTACCTTTAACCATGAGGGTAAATTTTCCCACATGAATTGTACCTTTGTTACTAAGTTTCTTGCTGTTGCTTGTGTAGTTGCTAATGCTAACACATTTCGGTCTTTATGGAATGTCATTAACCAAAGAGAATAACCTGATGCTAATGTAGATATACCTAACTGTCTAGATTTTAATATAGCACTATAATCGTTGTTTTGAAATAACGTTAATACTTTTTCTTGAAAGGGATACAGATTAAACTGTATGCGACCACGTTGTGGGTGCTGTATATAACAGTATTTACGCATAAAATGTACTGGGTCTGTAGCACATTTTAAATATTCTTGGCGTATTACTTTTTTTATATCTGCCATTGTTATTTTAGTAAAAGAATTACACCAACAATTGCTACAATACCTACGCCTCCTGTTAATTTAGTTTTAAGTCTTTGTTTTTTCAATGATAACTTTAATTTTGCATTCAAATCCTCTGCTAACCCAAATTGTTCTTTACTAGTGAACAATATAGAATTAAAATTATTTATTTGAGAATTGAGGTTATTAATAACACTATCTTTTATAACAATTTTGTTTTCTAATAAAAAAACTTTAGTTGATATAAGGGATAGTTCTTTTTTAAACCCGTCACCTTGTATTAAATCTTTAATTACGAGTTTTACTATTGGTTTTTTTAATTGAATCGAGGTACTGTCCGTAGCGCTCTGTGAAAAACCTAGTAAGCTCGTCATCGTTAAAAGAATCAACAGCATTAATTTTTTCATTTGTTTGATTTTTTAATGTAATAATCTTATTATTCTGTAGATAAATTGCACTATCTAATTTTATTATTTCTTGATTTAGGGTATCAATTTTATATACTAAACCATCATTTACATAATGTAAAGAATCAACTTTTTGTTCTAGTGCTTTTATTTTACTATTATATTCGTTAATATATTCTTTTTCATTTGAAGAATACATACTAATTAAATAATAAACACCAAAAAATACTACAGCAATATATAAAAATCTTTCTTTAGACGACATTCTTTTCTAATTTAGCAACTAAAGCTTCTAGCTCTTTCTTTTTAGGAGTTTTTAATTTTAATTTGTCCTTAATTTTTTCTTTTTCAACACCATCTGCTTTGCTATAGTCACGTGCTAATGATTTCATTTCAGTAGTAATATCTCTTAAGGCTTTAACTGCTAGGTCTAGTTTTTTATGTTTACCTCTAGCTCCTTTAGCTTGTTTAATTGCTTTAGCATCTAGGTCAGCATCTTCATCTTCTTTTATATCGTAAGGGTTTTTATGGGGGTTTACAACAGCATCATATGCCTTACCAATATCACCACCATATAAATTATCAGTGATTTTTTTGCCTAACATTCTTAATTGGTCATTATTTAAAGTATGTTCTTTTCCAAATCCTTCTAAATAAAATTGACCTATATCTTCATAGTCATAAGTAAAATCTTTACCTTTTGGATTAGCTTCTTCTAAACCTAAATCCTTACTTAATTTAGCTGTTTTTTCAAGTTCTTTATTTAATTCCTTTTGATTATCAACATCTTCGGAAGATGCTTCAGAAAGTGATGTTAATATTTCTTCTTTTATAAACTCTTTTAATTCAGATCTTTTCATTAGATTTAATATTATTATTAGATTTTATTATAAATATGTTAAAGACTAGTAATATTCAATATTTGTTGAATTCGCTCCTCTGTAGATCCTGATATTTTTTCTATTTTGCCTGCTTTATGGCCGTGTCTTTTAATAAGTGTAGTAATTGTAAAATCAATTAAATCCCTATAATGTTCATTTGTTTCACGCACTCCATTATCTTCAATTTCTAACCCGTGAGGGGAAATATAAAATATATAATCATATTCTCTGATGAATTCACTTGCATATGTTTCAAATGCATCTTTATCTTGATGGGGTATTGATTTAGCATTTATAGTAAAGGCCATTACATCAAGTATAGTTCTGTCTGTGATTATATTATCGTGCATTAATTCACCACAACGTTCAGCTAAAAACACGGTTTGTCCTTTTAATGTTGAATCAGTATTCAATGGAATGCCTAATGACATTAAATGTTGACTACGTTCTGTTGCAAATTTATAACCTTTAAATTGCTCTAATTCTTTTAAAGCATTTACTAATGTAGTTTTACCTACACTCATTGTTCCACATAACCCTATTTTCATATCTTTTAGTTTCTATGATTAGCACCTTTTGCTGCTGGTTTTTTATACCAAGGCAGTCCTGATTGTTGTGATATTGCTTCTTTCCAATCATCTTTTGACATTGGAATGCCATATAGATAATATTCTCCCTTTCTGCTAATTCCTTCAGGTATTAAAGCAGGACCTTCCCAATTATGTAACTTACCATCCCAAATATAGGCAATAGTACCATCTGCTTTTTTTAATTTTTGGCTTTTAGGCCAATCTGTTGATTGTTTTTTCATGTCTATAATATACGAAATTTAATTTAATTCTCCTAATATACTTTCAGCAACGTATGTCCCTTGTGCACCACTTACCGTTATACCTCTAGCTGATAAAGCATCGCCTACAAAGTGTACGTTAGGATACTTGGTGAGTGCTAAATTGGTATAATCGACAAGTGGCTCAGGTGATAGATATTTTACTTCTGGGATGTAAATACCCCAATCATCTTCTAATGTTGGAAATACTTTTTTCATGTCATTAATAAAATCTGAAATGTATTCAAAATATCCTTGGAAATGTTCAGATACTGTTTGTAACCCCATCCAATCTATTTGATGTGCACTTACATTTACACCTTCAGAGGTTGTTGATGGTTTACGAGAAGGACTATAATATAACCCTGTCCCATGAGCATTTACTTTAGATACTAATTCTCTAGACCAATCGAATGGTTTATCAATACCTTGCACTTCCATTAATATACCAAAATTGGTCATATCATTTCGGAATGCTTCATCTTTTTTAGCATGTCCATTGTACGAATGGTCTCCATACGTTTCTTCAACGGCAACATATGCTGCATTGTTGTTTGTACAGAAAGAACGTAATGATACTCCTTTGTCTTCATACTTTCTGTATAATTTGAAATCATAAGACACATCAATTAATTTTTGAAAGTGTTTCTGGGGTGCTTCAAATCGAACTCCAATTTGTACTGGTTTAGGTTCAGTTGGCAGATCATATTCCTCTGCTAATTGTTTACCAAAATCAATACCTGATTTACCTACACCAAAAATAAGTTTATCTCCTGTGGTCATATAATGTTCTTTTTCACCACCTCCTCTATTTTTAAACCCGTTAAGTAATATATAACCATGAGGATTATCAAAATCTATATTAGTTATTTTAGTTTCCCAAATAAATTCAACACCACCATCAACTAAAAAGTCATACCAATTTTTACCTATCTCATGTAAATAATCTGTACCAACGTGCCATACAGGGAACAAACGCAAACCAAAATAGGGTTTAATAAAATCTGGTTCTGCAATAGGATTTGAACATTGTACTTCCTCGGGTTTAGGGTGAAAACGTTTAAAATTATTGATTACTTCATCAAACAATTCCATTGCTTTTTCTTCACCACAATATTTAGATAATTGACCACCAATTGAAGTATGATAAGTTAATTTACCATCAGACCAACCCCCTGCTCCTAGGAAACCTTCCATTACTTCACTATATTTTCTATCGTATGGGTTTTTACCCATATCAATTATGGTAATTTTACCTTTAAAACCATTGTCAATTAGCTTAGTAGCAGCATTTACATTTGCTACACCTGCTCCAACCATTACTACATTTTTACTCATATTGTATCCTTATTTATGTGTTAATATACGAACTTAAAATGGCGTCTCCAAATGAGACGCCACAGATATCTGTTTATTTTTTAATCGCGACAGGCTATGAATCTGTCTATATGTTATTTTAATTTAAATATTAATCCATGGCATCAATACCAAATTCTATTCTAATTTCGTCTATTAAATCCTGTGGGTCAAGTTCGTGATATTTGATTATATCTTTTATTTTTTCTACAACCATCTCATCAGTGTAATCTTCTTCACTGTTAGCATAGTCATTTTTATAGTCTTCTTTAATTACACCTTCTGATATTTTACGGTATAATTCCATTGCTTCATCAGCAGTATATTTTCCTTCTTGGTAGCTACCTTGATCAAAGCTATTAAAATCAACACCCACTTCTAAACGATTATCTTCATCATCAAAATATAATTGATCGAAACCAATTTCATTTTCTTCCCCATCTTCTGAGTTTACTAACTGGAACATATAACCGGTTTTTCCGTTATCATATTCAACCTTGGTATCATAAAGAGTATATCCTTGTTCTTCGTTTTCTTTAATTACACCTTCTGTAAGATATTGTCTAAATGTATTTAATTCTTTCATTTTAATTTATTTTAATTTATTTTAATAATTGCCCGTATAAGCGTTAAATACTTTTTTTCTTAAAATGTTTGCTCTTGCATCATCCCAATTATTATTAGAAAGATATATAGTATTTTTGGGGTCAAAACGTCCCCTTACATATACTAAATCATCGGGGCTGCGTAATTCGGCTGTTAACTTACTGAAAGCTAATATTGCTTTTGGAATATCTTGCCATAAATTATTACGTCTTAAACGACCATCAACATATGCCATAAAAGCACGTTCTTGCTTTTCATTAAAAGGATTTGAAAATTTTGATAATTCAATCTCTAATTTGTCATCAAAATTAGTTTCTTCTTCAAACAAACGGCCTTCAGCTAAATATTTTTTTATATTGAAATTATCCATTTTATTTTACATTAAAGCATCCTCATAATATTCTATAGATGAGTCTGCAAATTCTTCAGCAGAAACTTCAATTTCTTCAGGTTCAGACCCTTTAGCGTTATTTCTTGCTTCATCATACCAAAAACTGTTAGTTACTTCTATAGATGCTTCTAGATCTTCATCTGAAATATCAGGATGTTTTACTTTAATAAAGTTTATTACTGCTTCTTTATATTTGGGCCCTGCTTGTTCTATATCTGCACTATCTTCTGATGCCTCTATATACCATACATCGTCTTTATATAGCCTACCTTCAGCTAAATCATTTTCTAACCCCTCACGTTCAGTATTATCTAGTGAATCTACAAAACTTTGTAAATCAGTAGGAAAAACTGTTTTGTAATCTATAGATTTTTTTAGTTTTAAATATTTGTCTAGAATTGGATTTTTAAAATCTCCTTCTGTAAGAAATTGTCTAAATCTGTATAGTTCTTTCATTTTAATTTATTTTTATTTTTAAATCTGTTACACCTTTTAATATTCGGTGTATTCTACCTTCTGTTATAAATATACGATCCCCTTTTGATAATGCCAAAGGTAACTGATTATCCATTTGTATTGACCACCCTTCACCATCGAGAACTTCTATATGTCTATCTTCTTTATCTTGATGCCATACCAGTTCCATTGGATCTACATCTTTAGAAAATGTTCTTATATTACCTTTATTTTCGTATGGGTTCAAATATATTTTATTTTATATTATTAAAAGCTACTTTTAATAGTTTTCCAATATTACTAGAATTTTTTTCACCAATAGCTTGTATTAATTCTCCACCTATATCAGGGGCTAAACTTTTGATTAATGATGTTGTATCCTTAATTTTAGAAGGGTCTGCTAAAGCGGATATAGACATTAAAGCTAAAGTTACTGCTTTTAGTATTTTAGCGTATTTTGCTCTTTTAATTGAATCTTTAACAAAAGGTTTTAACATAAAATTAAATGGTGTATCCAAATAATCATCTATCTTACCTGTTGCTTTTTCTAAAACTTCATACCATTTAGGATCTTCTTTTTTTAACTGAATACCTGATTTTTGAGCTAAAGATTTTATAACCTTTGTTATAGCATTTATAATACCAGGTATTGCAACAATTAAAGCTACTGTAGTAAGTCCTACTATTTCATTTGTAGGGGTTTCTTCTTTAGATGCATCTTCTAATGCTTTTTTAATTTCATCATCTAGTTTATCTAAACCAGAAACATCAATGGTGTCCTCTTCAAATAATCTTCCCTCAGCTAAATATTTTCTTAAATCAAAATTACCCATTACCAAAAAGTATTCATTTTAGCACCTAATCCTAAAGCTGGAGCGTATCTTGGTAAATTACAAGACCAATATCCTGCTTTAGTTCTATCTTTTTTATCTTTACAATTGTGGCGTGCGGCAAATGCGTTACGTGCTTCTTTGTTTTTAATTTTAGCTCTTAAACCACCGGATCCAAAAGTTACTTTTTTAACTTTATCTCCATCTTTAACGTAAACATAGTATGCTTTAGGTCCACCACGTTTTGGTTTACCTAATGCTACTTTTTTACCTTTAAATTCAGCTTCGTCTATTTCTTTTTTAGCTTCTTGTAAAGCTTCCTTGACACCCACTTTAACTTTATCTTTTAAGACTTCAGCTTTTTGTTCGTCAGTGCAGTTTTCGTAATCGCAATCAAATCTACGGCGTGCAATTAAGTCTAATCTAAGTAATTCTTCTTGGTTATATTTTCTATCTTCTTTTAAGTTTTCTTCCATTGGAACACAGTTGTCAACAGTTTTACCACCTTTCTTTTTAGTACCGGATAGTTTATACCCTTTCCAACATTCCTTACCATCGATGCCTTTAAGTTTTTCTTGTAGTGTTTTTACTAAAGTAGCATTTTTACCTGTCATGTATTTTAATTCCATACCATATTTGGCAGCAATTTGGGCAAGTTGTTTTATTTCGTCAGGATATAACGTATAATCCAGTTCAACTTGTAAGCTACCATCATATGAAGATATGAATATATCATCTATCCAACTAATGGTTCCTGGTCTTAATGCTTCAAGTTCTTGTTTAATTTTTAATAATTTATCCTCGTTTTCATTAATTGATTCTTCTAAGGTTTTAAACCATTTCATTAACTCATCATAAGACATATCGTATGCCGGGTGGTTGTCAGTATCATCAAAAGCTTTTAATTCTTTAGGCTTCGACTTTAATAAGGATCGTAGAGCTTTGTACCTATTATTATTTGCATCTATAGTTTTAGTTACATTAAATAGATTGTCTTTAGGCAGTCTCCATTTTACATCCCAATCTTTTTTAGAAAATGATTCTGATATGTCAAAATGACTACTAAGGTTGTTTCTAAATATGTCAAAATCACTTTTATCAAATCCTAATATTTGACCATTATTTAAATTTCTATAAACACCTTTTCCACCTTGTTCTTTACCTGTGTATCTCCACATCCCGCTTGAAATAGATGTATCTTGGTATCTTATGTTTTTGTTTAAATCAAAATCTGGGTAGTTAGAATTTGATTCATTCATAGACATATTGTCTATTTCATCACGTACCCATTCTTTTTCACCTGAACCTAATTGGTCGTAATCCATTCCAAATTCTGATTGTGCTACTTCATCGTAATCGTATGATTCGTTTATATTGGATTTAGATTCTTTTTTCCATTTATCTCCAGCCCAATTATATTTAATAGTTTGTTTTTTATCTTTACCAAATTTAGTAACGTCAACAGAAATAGCATTTCGTTTAACCATTTTATCCATAAAATCTTGGACTTCTTCAAATGAATCTAAATTTTCTTTAGTTTTTTTATCTCCTAGATTTGCTACTACCTCATAGTAAGATTCATTTAACATAGGTAAACCTAAACGGTTTTTAATTACTTCTAAATCTTCATTATTGTTATATCGTACATTAACAAATTCAGGATTTGGATGTTGGGGAAATGTTACGGGTATATAATTAATTTGAACATACTTTTCACCTCTTCTGGTTTCTTTATATTCAATATCTAAATATTTATAAACATTCTCAAGCCTATAAACCGCATTATCTAAATCCCCATTATTTACTTCTTCATTTAACATTGGTAAATCTAAAGGTACAGATTCGCCTTCATATAAAGCAAATTCACCTAAATGTGTTTTAATTAACGCTTCATCTTCTTCACATAAATCGATTACATTACGTGAATACATTTTTCTAGCTTCTTTAATTAAAGATAAGTGTTTTTCTGAACCAATACGATATACGGTTTCAAATAAAGGAATTTTTTTATCAATATGATATTGTAAACCTTCAGATAACAGAGATTTTACTTTACCTTCTGTTAGTAAAGGTCCTTTTGTTTCACAAGTATTACATCCGCAGTTACACATATCTTATTTTATTATAAATATTATTTTTTAGTTGATTTTTGAATTTCAATGGTGTTTTGTTCATTGCCATTACTTCTCATTACTAATTCTAATTCATATTGAGAATATACTTCAGCCCCTTCTAATACATCAACATATACTATTATTTTTAACCCACCATATGAATCTTTATCTTCAATAGTTATTTTAGTCCCTGGGGTTAATTGAGCAGTAGCCCCAGCTGGTGTTCTTTCAGGGACATCTGCCATTTCTCCACTCCCTTTACCTATGACTTTAAAAAATGTGGGGTTAACAGATGTTATAGACATACCAAAAGCAGTCATATTAACTAAACCATCAGCCGGTGTACTAGATCCTAATTTATCTAAATATTTAAATAAAAAATCTAAATTTTTATAAGCAGCTAATTTAAATTTCTTTCGGGCTGTTGTTGAAGGGTTTTTACCTGGGTTATAATTTATAAATTCACTACTACTTATCTTTTCTACTGTAGATTTTTTTAATTGATCAATAGCACTATCAAATTGATCATCAGAATATTTTAATTCTTCTTTTGAAAGATTATATTCTTTACCATCTATTTTATCTGGGTTATACCTACCTAAAAAAGATTTTGCTTTTCCCCCTTGTGCTTTTTCTTGTTTTAATGAGATAGATACTAAACCATTTTTATCTCCCCATTTATTAACAAATATTTTATTAATTTCTTCTAACCCTGTTACATCAATATCCTTAGTTTTTGGAAGGGAAACCTCTCCTACCTTTAAAAAGATATCTCCAGGATTAACTTTATCTTGAGGGAGACCTGTAACTTGTTCTTGTCTTGTCTTTATTGTATTAAAGTATTCACCCCTCATCATATCCCCATCTGGGTAGTCTTTAAATATTCTTAGAGCAGATGATAAGGGATCATTTAATGAAACTTGTGCAGATTTACTTCCTGAAGCTCCATCATCAAAATTTTTAAGATATGTTATAATTTCGCCTTCTGCTTTACCTAAACCTGTATAAATACCATTTCCGAGAGATTCTAAATCAGATAATAAAGACGTCATATTTTTATCATTAAATGGGTCTTTAGATTTATTCCAACCATTTTTTAAGGCATTATAAAATAATATTACAAATCCTTCTTTAACATTTGTTGATGTTGTAAATTTACTCCCAGTTCCTTTAATAACATAAGTAACACCATCTTCACCTTCCAAATAAAAATTTTCAGTTGTTCCACCTTTTATTTCTCCCTTTGGAAGTAAGCCTTTTACCATTAAATCTTTAGTAACTTCTAATCTAGCTGTTCTTACTGTTGCGGCAACATCATCTATGTACACCCAATATTTAGTTCCAGATTTATTTTTACTTTGAATAGCATTAACTGTATAAGTACCTTCACTATTAATACCTGATCTAATGTCTTCAATTTCTTGGGGTAAATCAGGGGTGTCTTGAAAATCTAATTCAAGTAATTTATTAATAAGCGACTCTAATAATAAAACATCCTGATCATTATTCATGTCAGGATATCCTTTATCAAATTTATATGCAAATTTAGTAAAAAATTTATCGAATATACTCATTATTTTATTTTATTTTATCTCCAAAATGAACCTATTTCATCCATCCAACCTTCAAAATCCTCATCAGAATGTACAAACTCTACAGCTTTTGGATTTCCCAAGAAATAATCATCAATCATTTGTTCTGTATCAATTTCAAATCCTAAATATTCTGACATTTTGTCTTCATTAGTATCTAAAAATTTGTCTCCATTTTCTTCTGTAAAATCTTTTTTATCTTGTTCAACGTTTGCAGGATCAGTAAACTGTCCATAGTTAATAGCATCTTCAAATTCACTTTCTAATTCTTCTAAATCAACATTCATGTATTTAGTAAAACTAAAGAAATCAAGTAATTCTTGCCCTCTTAGCTTAGTGATGTCTTCTTTAATTATACCTTCTGCAAGGAATTGTCTAAATCTAGATAGTTCTTTCATTTTAATTTATTTTTATTTTATGCTTCTACGTCTACGTTAACATCTACTTCTTCTTCTTCAGCAGGTGCTTCAGCTTCTGCATCGGTTGTTTCACCTTCTACTTCTGCTCCACTTTTTGGACCATATTGTAATATACGACTAATAGCTTGACAAGCATACTCTTCTTCATCAAGATTTAATAAATAGTATTTTTTACCTGATATTGTAGCTACCCAACTTCTTTTTCCGTATGCTAATAAAAATGATTCTCCGTTTAAAAGAACTATTCTAAACGTTGTAGGTTTAGGTGATACCCAATCAATTCGTTCTAAAAAAGAATCGAATTCATGTGTCATTAAGTTAACTATAATATCCTTTAATTCTGGGAATTTGGTTAGTTCGTCATATGCTTCTGCGGCATCATCAGCTTTAGATTTTTCACCTACTACAGTAAATGCTAATGCACGAATTTTTTCTCTTAGTTCTGCTTTAGTCATTATTTTTTCTGTTTAGATAAAAATGACGCTACAGCCATCTGTATTTTTTTATCGTTTGATTTACCTTTAAATTGCTTAGCATCGGAATCTTTAAAATCATCTATATGATCTCCTACTGAAGATTTCTTAGTTAATTTTTCTGCTACAGGTTCGTCTTCTACTTTAGCTGTTGCTTCTAATTTTGCTCTTGCAATTTTTAATGTTTGTAAATTAGCAATACTTTCACTTTCTTTTGGGATAATTGAATCCCAAGTATCTAAGATAAATTGAGCAAATGTCTTAGCATTTGTAATTTTAGCATTTGCTTTATTTACTAATATAGAAGGTATTTCAACTCCAAGATTTTCATCCATATTACCTACTCCTGATACTGGACCTCTTGACTGGTAATAATCTCTTTGTCTTTTAGCTTCTAAATCTCTTGAATCTTCAATTGCTTTAATAGCATCGTCTAAAGATTGTTGAGTTAGAGGTGTTTTACCTGATGCATTTTCCATTCCTAAATCAAACTGGGAATTTGACCAATCAGAAAATCTATATTTATTTACAAATTTTTCTATAGGACCTGAATTGTATGTTTGTACTGATTCTATGTTACCGTCTCTTACTACTATATAGCTTCTGTCTGGTCTTCTAGCGTCTGGTTTTGATAGTGGGTGTATTAGGGTTTGGAAGCGACCAACATCAACATACATTTTATCTTTTAATGTATCGATTATACCCATATCTTCTGATTCTGATTCTTGTATTTCTTCTTGTAATCTAGAAAATTTATCTTTTACTACCTTTTTAAATTCAGCTTCTGCTTCTTTACCAAAGTTAGAAAACATTCTTCTAAATTCTGAACGATATATTCTCATAAAATCATCGGCAGCAATCCTACC